GCACGTTGATAATTTTCTAAATATTTTTTAAACGCTTTGGACCTAATTCTTCGTAATTCTATATTTAGGTATTCTAATATTGCTTCAATTTCTTGAAGTTGATTAAATCGTTGTTCGACTACTCCAGGTAGTGCCGATGATGCTTTTTCAACACTACCATGAATTTTGACCTCGGTTTTAGCATTATCTAATTCATTGTAGAAGTAATCCAAACAATTAGGGAGATATGCTATATCCTTAGAGACTTTAGCATACCAGCCCATTAATAATCCTCATCATCGTTGCCCCAACCAAGTTCATCGTAAGAATCTTCTTCTTCGGCTTCATCTCCGACTACCAGTTCAATTGCTATATCAAGATGTGGATCATATCCCATAAGTCCTTCTAACACAGAAACTTCAACATCTTTTCCTGTTAAAAACTCAACATAATGACCTGCGGCAGTTTCTCTATTTTTTTCTGGAATATATTCTTTAAAAATATCCCAAATTTCAATGATTTGACTTTCTTCCATTAGTTTTCCTTAACTTTATTTTTAAACCAGGGATTATTAATTCCCGAATGAGCTTCACCGTGATTTAATGTATCCCTCACAGTACCTATTTTAGCATCTAAATTAAAGGCTTGCCAACCGGAACATTGTCCACGTCTCGGAATCCATCCTTCTTTAACTGCTTTTTTAATAGTATTAACCGAAATACCTTTTGAATCACAAAAAGATTTCAGTCCTCCGCAAATTATAAATTCTTCTCCTTCCGGAGAAATTAATTTCCAATTAACTGATTTGTTATTTTCTTTTCCTATCCTTGAGGGCCAATTATCTGGATTTTCTTTTCTAAGTTTTGATATTGTTTTACCAATTCGTCGATTTACTTCTTTATATCTAGAAAAAATATTTCTCCCTCCAAAGTCTAGGTTAATATTTAACGGATCTCTTAATACTTCTTCTGTAACATATTTTGTTTCTAACAAATTCAATTCAGCATGATTATAACCAAATTCTAAAATTTCTCTAATTAAATTTAAAGAACCTTTTGATTTTATATAATCTTTAAGAATTACCCCTGACCCGAAATACGTCGGATCGAGGGTAACCTTATTAATAATTTTATGTTGCCCTATATAATATCTACCATCCGGTAAGATAGTTTTATATATAAAGCCATAAGAATTATTCTGTAACTGAGTCGTCATTTAATTCTAAATCATCGATATTTACAGGAACAACCTTTTCGTGAAATTCCTTCATCACCGTATCTAACACACCGTTAGTATTTTTTTCCCACTCTTTACGGTAATATTTGTGAATCTCTCCATTAGTGTCAACATAAGAATACCTGTTTCCTTCTTTAGATAATAATTTCTTAGCTTCTAACATGTCGAACATACCCGAGTAAGGGTTCATACCCGTTGAATAAGGTATTTTAACCTCTATGGTCTCAAACGGCTTGGAATATCTCGTTTTCATAATTTTGCATCCGGAACGAATTCCTAATACTTCAGAAACCTTAACACCATTTTCGTCTTCTTTAAGTTTGAGTTTTTTCATAGCAACTACAATAGAACTTGCATAAACAAAGCCTTGACCACCTGATATTTTATCGTCTGGGTTGTAAGGATCTTGTGAAGCATAAGTATGATTAGTACACACTAACCCAACATTATATGATCCGAACATATTTACGCAGTTACGAACAAGTGCTGTTAATGCTTTGGGCTTACGGCCCATGTCGCCTTTTAAGTCGCCTGCTTCGAATTGATTGATATCAGTTGGTGTTAATAACATACCCAAACTATCGATAACAAATAATACTTTTGGACGATCTTCCGCCGGCATTGATTTATATTCATTCATAAACTCGTGAATAGTTTTTGCCACATCGTCGATCATAGCCATATTAAGTTTTAATAAGTTATTGGGGCTAGTATCAACTCCCAAGTCAATTAACCATTTTTCATCTAATGCGTTTTCGCTATCAATTAAAATAGTAAAAATACCTTGTTGTTGTGCGTGTTTAATTATATTTCCTGAACAGATATAACTTTTACCTGCACCCGATTCTCCGGCAAATACTGTTACTTTGCCAAGCGGCACTCCTTTAAAGAAATCGCCACTAATTAAATAATTTAAAGCATAATTACCTGTTGAGATCCAGTCAGTTGGATCATTAAATCCAATTCCTAGTCCGTCAATAGACTTAGTAATGCTTTTTCTAAATTTACTGATATCAAATGATTTTGACATTTTATTCTCCTAATGAAAAGAGCCTGAGACTTTAACCTAGTTAAAGTCCCAAGCTGTGTTTGTTATTGTTGTGGTTGACGACTACGGATCATTGCAAGAATATCGCTGGCACGATCTTTTGCATCATTACCCGAAGTTGTTACTTTAGGAGTTTGAATTTCTGGAATATCGTCATCATCTTCGACGTCTGCAGACACTTTGCTAGTTGATACACCAGTATCGGCACCTGCGTCAGTTGTTGTGCTATTACCAGATACACCATTTGGTTTGAAATATTGACCCCAACGTTCCATATCAAATGCTTCGCCATCTACTGATGCTTCAAACATTTCTTTGATAACTTTAAGTTCAACTTCGCCTGGTTTTTTAGGTAAGAAATCTTTGAGATTGAATAAACCATATTTTTCAATTGCGGCTTGTTCGTCTTCTGCTAAAGCACGTTCACGACGAGCCCAATTTGAAGTAGAATAATCGGCATATTTGCCTTTTACTGTTTTAGTAATTTTGAAATCTAAACCACGAACATAGTCTGTTGGCAATTCCTCAATTTCTGGATCTAATAATGCATTTTTAACAATGTTAAAAATTTGACTACTCATGATAAATCTACGAATAGGATTTTCTGGAGCCTTGTCCTCCTGTAGTTTTGAATCAACTACAAAACCCTGGAAAAGATAAGATTTCTTTTTCCAATATTTTTTGCCCATTTCTTCTAGATTTTTGTCACCTGTTTTAAACCAAGGGCGAACCTCAGTCAAGATTGGGCAAGCTTCGCCGTACATTTCCATGCAAGGCACTTGTACAGTTACTGGTTTAGAATTTGTTTCGCCTTTAATTCCAGCAAACGGTAATTTAATCATTAATTTTTCAACCCAGAAAAATGTGCTGTTTAGATCACCATCTGGTAAAAAACGAATAGTTGTTGTTTCGTTTTCTTTAATATTCCAATGTGGAAATAATTGATTGTCTCCTGTTGAGACCTGTTGTGAGCTTTGTTGTAATTTTGCTCTAATTTCTGCAAGCGTGGCCATAATTTTTCTCCTTATATTTTTTTGCCATAATTTTATGCCTTTTTTACTACATGCCTAAAAGCATACGTTATATTGTATGCTAACTTATTTATTTCTACAAGAAGATTTTTGTTTTATTTTGATATTTTTTTGCCAAATTCGATTATTCATCTTTTACTTTGCCCCAGTCGCCTTTTGCACGTATAGCAAACGCTAATTCACGCATACGTCCATATTCTTTACTGCCTTTATGGTGAGGTCCAGATTTTTTAAGAGCGTTATACGATTTTAATAATTCAGCTTTGGTTTTACCTTCATATTTTCCTTTTTCAGATGGAGATACCGTTGTTTGCACTCCCCATTTTTCTTCAAGTTCTTCTCTTGATTTTTTTATACCTGCTAATTCTTGTACTCTAACAAATTCTTCATTGTCGAGTTGGGATTTTGCTATTTCGGCTAATTCTTTACACATACGATGCATGTGTTGAGTTAGTTCTAAAATTCTTTTGTGTGGGACTATCATAAAAAACTCCTATATTCATAATGCCATATGGCTATACGAATTTATAGGAGTTTGTCTGTTAATTAATAATACTAAAGTACTATTTGTCTAAACCACTCAATTTACGGATAGCATCTAAATCAGCGTCGCTTTCTGAAACAGCCTTCAGCGCCGTTTTGATACCTTTAACAAATGGATTTTTGCTCGGTGCTTTAGGTAAATTTTGGTTGTGTACGTCTGGTAATTCGCCTTTTCGACCCGGAACTTGCAATTTTTTCTTTTCATCGTCCCCGTCACGAAGTATGTTAACATTATAGTCCTCGCCACTTGTGCCTTGATCGCCAATGCTTTCAACTTTTTCTTTAAGATTACCCACCAATTCTTTTAATCTTGCTAACTCGTCTAACTTGTTGTGCTGAGGTTTTATGCCATTTTTTTGTTGCCATTCTGTATTTTTCTTATCCATAAATGCCAATGCCAT